GGCATAAATCCAAAGACGGCTACGGATTTACAAAAATTCTCCGCGATGGATTACGCCATGCGCTTGGTGCAATGGAAAAACCAGCGCCCGAAAAGAAAGTTTACGATAAAGCAAGCCTTTGGTACTGCGTTATCAATTGGGGCTATTTTTGCAGGGCATTGGGCCTTAGCGGCTGCACTTGCCGGTAGCGGTTCAGCATTACAAGGGGGGGACTGGAAAGAAATTTTGACATCGGCTGGTATTGCAGGAATAGGTAATTATGCCGGAGGGAAACTAGGCACAGCCTATGAGGCAGGAGCCACAGCCGCAAATGCTGTAAAAGCTGCCAAAGCTGTTACTACCCTAGGCAATATCGCAAAAACTGCTGCGACTATTGGTACCATCGGTAACTCTATAAATAAATCGGGAGTTAATTTAACGCCGACTCAATTTAGTAATTTACGAGGCGGCAATAGAAAAATCACAACTTTCGAGCCGGAAAATAAAAATATTGCTTCAAGCTCACACCCGACAAGCTCCTATCTCAAGGCATACCCAGGCCTCGCTAATGTCTCTAATACTAATTCTGGCGCGAGGCCAATAAACACCACCCCGATTGCGCGGATAAATACGCCGGGAAGAAATACAGCGCCTTATGCTGCCCCGAAACCTTATGTCGCGCCGCCCCGTGTACAAATTGCGCCGAATATACCCATAATCAACTACGATCCAAGCAGAAATTATCCACAAACCACAACAATGCAGCAGGCGCTGATGCGCCCCGCAGCGACTCGAGCGCCATCCCAAAATGCTAGAACCGCTTAATAACAACGCTAAAAGAGTCAAAACATCGCAAAGCGTAAGTATTCCTGCGCCTGTGCGCGGTTGGAATGCCCGTGATTCACTGGCGAATATGCCCGAAGACTTTGCGGTTTCTCTGGAGAACGTGTTTCCTAACCTGACGAGCTGCGACTTACGCAGCGGCTACGAATCGTATAGCACCGGCAATGGCACTGGGGCTGTAGAAACGCTGGTGGAATATGCGGGGCCGGTGACGCGCAAATTACTCAGCGCCGCCGGTAGTGTCATCTACGATTCGAGTGCAGCAGGGGCATCGACACCGATTGCGACGGGCAAAACAAATGCTCGCTGGCAAACGACGATGATGGGTACTTCGGGTGGCAGTTTTCTGTATTTCGTAAATGGGGAAGATGCTCCAATTTACTATAATGGCTCGGCTTTCGTGACGCCGACGCTTTCGAGCGTGACAGCGGCTAATATTATTGGCGTTACGACGCATCAGCGGCGATTGTTTTTCGTTTTCAAAGACAGCCTAACCTTTGGCTATTTGCCGGTGGTTTCCGTGGCTGGCACGGTTTCGACGTTTGATTTAAGCGGGCTATGCCGTAAGGGCGGCTATTTGATGGCGATCGGTTCGTGGACGCGGGATGGCGGCTCTGGCCCTGATGACTTATTCGCCGCAATCACATCAGAGGGTGAGGTTATTTTGTACTCGGGCAACGATCCCAGCACAGCGGCGGACTGGGTGTTGTCGGGTGTATTCAGCATAGGTAAACCAATCGGCAGACGGTGCATTGAAAAAGTCGGCGCAGATTTAATTGTAATAACGCAAGACGGTGCGATATCACTGACGACGTTCTTGCCGATTGATCAAGTCGGCAGCACCAGCATGGCGATGTCCACAAACATTCAAAATGAGTTCCTAGCTTCAGCCAGAAACTATTCTAGTAATTTTGGCTGGCAATCGCTGCATTACCCGCAGGGTTCGTATCAATTATTTAATATCCCGCTGGGTACAACAGAATCTGTGCAGTACGTTATCAACACTCAGACAGGCGCGTGGTGTAAATTTACCAACCAAAATGCCGCCTGTTGGGCTTTGTATAACGGTGATTTGTATTTCGGCGGCCAATTGCCACAGCAATTCAATTCGGTCGGGGCAACTTGGGATGTTTCTAAGTGGGATGAATCCTACTGGACGTTAACCGGCGGAGCCATTTACAAAGCCGATATTGGCGTCAGCGACGACACCGCTAATATTTCTTGGAAAATAAGGCCAGCATTTTCGTATTACGGTTCGCGTGGCAACCAAAAGTTGTTCACGCTTTGTCGGCCTAACTTTACATCAAGTGGATCTCCCGGTTTCGCTATCGACTTAAATGTTAATTTCTCTAACCAAATCCCTACATCCGTGCCGACAATCCCAGCACTTCCGGGGGGGCTTTGGGATGTCGCAAAATGGGACGAATCGTATTGGGCGGGAGAGGCTCAGGTCGCTCACTGGGTAACTGTTACGGGTTTAGGGGAGGCGGCTTCCCCAACAATACACGGGGCGAGTCAGCTTGAAATGGAATTCAACAGCTACGACATGATTTGGCAACAGGGGAACGCAATTTGACTACTTTAGTATTCGGCCGAGATGAAGAACTAGCGACGTGGGCAGAGCAAAGCGGCGTCGGCCCATTCCAACGGCCATTGACAGCGATAGGGGTGGCTGACAAAGAGGATAAAATTATGGCAGTGGCAATCTACAATAATTATCGGTATTCTTCGGACATCGAAGTATCCTTCGTTGCAGCGACCCCCAGGTGGGCCACGCAGGGCAATATACGGGCAATGTTAGCGTATCCCTTTGTCCAGCTTGGCGTTAAGAGGTTGTCTGCTATCACGACTAAGAAAAACAAACGTTGCCGAAAATTGCTCACTGGCTTGGGATTCAAGGAGGAAGGCGTGCATCCGTTTGCTGGAGAAAATCAGGCGACGGCAATCACCTACGGCCTTTATTCTGAGCCAGCGAAAAAATGGGTAGAGAACGATGGGTAAGAAGACACCGGACGCTCCAGCCGTCCCAAATGCAGGACAAATTGCGGCGGCTCAAACGGGCATTAATCGAGAAGCGGCTGTTGCTCAAGCTCAATTAAATCAACTCGATGAATTTACGCCATATGGCTCGTCCACTTATGCGCCAACCGGAGATCCGACGCCGCAAGGTATCCAGCGATATTCAAGAACGGCTACTTTAGATCCAGCGCAGCAAGCGATTCTAGATCAACAAAATGCCGTTAATTTGCAACTCAATACAGTTGCAGGACAGCAGGTTGGCCGTGTTGGTGAGACTTTATCGACGCCCTTCACCTATGAAGGTATGCCAGCGGGTGGAGATACCGGAAACTACGGACAAACGGTGTCGAATTTAACTGCGATGACACAAAGTCCGTATGACTTGCAGGCTGGTAAATCGTTTGCCCCAACAGCGCAAGGCATAAGCACAGCGGCTGATGCTGGCACCCAGGCGGCGATTACTGCCGCAAACTCGTATAGCCAGCCATTTGATTACTCATCGGCTCCAGCGGCCCCAGGCGCGGACAATGCGGCTAGGCAGCAGGTTATCGATTCAATGTATGGGCAGGCTCAGTCTCGCTTAGATCCACGTTTTCAGAGCGAGCAGGTAGCGATGGAGAATCAACTTGCTAACTCTGGTATTCCGAGAGGCAGTGAAGCATTTTCGAGCGCCATGCGAGACTTTAATCTTGGCAAGAATGATGCGTACCAAGGCGCTTACAATTCAGCAATTCAAGCGGGCGGGGCAGAGCAGTCACGTTTGTTCGGGATCGGCACTCAGGCGCGTCAAAATGCCATCTCTGAGCTAAATTACTTACGTGCTTTACCGGCAGCGGAGCAGCAGCAGCTCATGGGTATGTACGGCCAAGAGCAGAAGCTTCGCCAAAATCAGTTCAATGCGATGGGTTCTGTGCGTGATCGAGAAATCGACGAGCAATTACGTCAACGACAAATTCCAATGCAAGAGCAGCAGAATCTGGCGGCGATGCAAGGCCGACTATTCGGGTTGAACGATCAACAACGACAGCGGGTTGTCCAAGAGCAGGCTTACTTGCGTAATCTGCCGTTGAATGAAACCGCTGCGCTGATGTCTGGCACTCAAATCCAAAATCCCCAGTTCGGTGCGGCTACTCCGACAGCTATCGCTGCGACGGATTATGCTGGATTAGCGGGTAATCAATACGCGAATCAAGTCAACGCTTACAACACGCAGTTAGGCTTGCGGGGCGCGGAATACGGCGCATATGGCGATTTAGCTGGCGCTCTCGGCGGCGCGTACATAGCTAGTAGATAATAAGGCTTGGTGATCGAATAATGCGAAATGTAAATTTATATCGTGGCGGAGGACGTAGCCCATTAGGCGGGCAGGTTGCTCGGATCCCGTCTTACGCTGCAAAACCGGACGACATAATCACGCCAAAGTCTGCGTGGGCGAGCTTTGGCGCAGATATGGTTAGGGCGTTGACTGCTAAAGCAGAAAAGAACAAAGAGGACAAAATTAGATCTAGTATGTTGGCTGCAATGATTGGCGACAAGTATCAGCACGATCCAAACAAAGCATCAGAATCCTTTACACCCTCTGAATATATAGAGTCTCAGCGCGTTGCCTTGGCCGATGCTCAGGCGCAGGCGCAACCCGAGGATGCACTTTTCGAGGGAGCCTTTGTAGACAACATAGGACGCCCAAATCCGAAGCAATGGACACCGCTTGAAACTGAAATAGATAGGGGCGTTGATGCATTAGGACTTGGGCCTGCTGACCCAGCGGACGATGCAGCGATGCGAGCTGCGTTAATTGGCGATATTAAGACGCCTCTTGGTTACGCTGGTGATCGTGGTGGCCTCCCGGCAAGCACTGAAGCAGAAGAATTAGCAGCCTGGGCTGGCTCGCCTGAAGAGATGGCGGCACAAGAAAGAGATTACAGGGCCACCGTTAATACTCCAGGGGCAGAAGAGGCAAGGATGGCCGAAGCGGTACGCTTAAATCCAGAGATAGCAAACACTGCTGAATATGCCCAATGGGTGCAATCGAATTTAGCACGGAAGCAAGCATTAGTAGATGAACAACGTAAACATGAACTTGATTTAGAATTGAAAAGAACAGGGCCAGCAACAGCCGGTGCGAAACCTGGCACTCCATATGAAGTTAACGGGCGCATGGTTCAAGATTATATTGATGCAAGCGGGAACTGGGCCAAAAGAGATGTGGGGGCAGCAGCTGAGTTCCAATATAGCTCACGCCCAGGGGTGGCCTTACAGTATGAAAAAGCATTAACCGACCTAAAGGCAGGAATTAGAGCAGAGGAAACGAGAGATCCAAATAGCCCTCAGCTTCCAATTCTTAGAGAAAGGCTTACGGATCTTGAATCTACCATTGCCAAATCTCTGTCTTATATTGGTAGCGCTGCTAACGTGAAAGCTCTTGAGGGTGCGCGTGGCGAAACGCAAGAAGAACGGGAAGCGAATATGCGCGGTATTCGTCGCGGTATTCAGACAAAACACGACCGGCTTCCAATCCTGCAAAGCAATATTGATGAGATGAAAGAATTGTCAGGAAGGTTCTGGACATCTGGAAGTTTGGGGGCAATTGCGAGTTTTTTCCCTGAATCTGCTCAATACGAACTGGACGAGAGAAAGAAAAACATTGCGTCGGCGGTCGGACTACAGGAATTAATCGACGTTAAAGCGCAGGGCGCTACTTTTGGGTCATTGACCGAAAACGAAATGGAACTTTTGATCTCGTCTGTGGGTAATCTGAATACATTGTTGAAACCAGAAGTCCTTGGAGAAACTCTTGATAATATTATCCGTCTTTACGCAAAAGGATTAGCGGCTAGCAAGGGAGAGTTCGCTGAGCTTTATCCTGATGTCGAGCGGACGTGGGAAACCAAAGAAAATGTAATCAAGTTCGATTCCGATGGAAATATAATCGAATGACGCAAGCACGCTTAGCAGATGGCACGATTTTAGACTTTCCTGACGGCACAGACCCCGCCGTGATGCAGGAGGCTGTGAAGAGCTATATCTCTGGTAACAGTGGGAATGCGCTTGCCGCAGCACCGCAACAAACCGTTACAGCCGCACCGCAATCCCCTGGATTCGGCACACAAGTCCTTCGAGGCGGTGAAGCGTTTGCCGAGGGCGTAATAGATTCTGTGTCGAGCGCCGTTGGAGCACCCGCCCAGCTCACCGCCTGGACGGGGCGACAAATACCTGTCGTTCGAGATTACATGCCAGGGCCGGGATACTATCCGAGAAAAATAAAGGAAGCGGTTAAAGGTGCCGGAGAATTTCTTGCTGCCCCCGTTAATCGCGCTCTAGGCTACCAAGACTCAGAGGGAGAGCCTACGGGAACGTATGGGCCGTCTGCTCGGACACCGATGGAGAGCGCCTTGTCTAGCACAGGCAGGGGGGTTGGGGCGGCGATGCCATTTGTTGGCGCGGCGAATGCGCTTAACTTGACCTCTAAAACTGGGTCTATGGCCCAACACATCGGTAAGACAATGGCGGCTCAACCTGGCATACAACTCGCTGCCGGCGGTGTTGGTGGCTTGGCGGAACATGTTACTGGTAGCCCGTGGGCTGGCCTTCTCGCGGCATTAGGCACAGGCGTTAGTGTGTCTATGATGGCAAATAAACTTGCTCAGCATGGGGCCACGACGGCGGCAGAAAAGAAAATAATGCAGTTGATCAGGGAACTCGGCGACGGCGAGGAAGCCGCTGGATTTGCTGAAGTTCAAAGACGGCTCGCAGCCGGTGGCGACGATACCGCGCTGGTCGATACGCTCGGCATTCAAGGCGAGAAAATGGCGAGAGCGGCTGCTAACGTGCCCGAAGGCCAAGGCCCGGTTATAGCTGACGAGTTCGTTCAAACCAGAGTAGGAGGACGCGGGGGACGACTCCAAAAAGCAGCCGATACGCTCGCACCTAACCAATACGCTGAACTGCTCGAAACATTAAGCGCCAAAATGTCGAAAGACGCCAAACCTCTATATGACGAAGCGTTCGCGCCAGTATCAGACCTCGAAGGAAAAGTATTTGCTCAGTGGGATGATAGGCTGCAACGGTTTTTAGATGAGCCTGAGATACAACAAGGAATGGCGACGGGAATAAGAATACAGCGAAAGGAATCTGTCGCTAGGGATTTGCCTTTTAATTTCAAAGAATTCGCGGTTAAGGGGTTCGATGAAAATGGCAATTTGATAATCGGCGGAACGCCTAACTTGCGTGCAATGGATGCGGCAAAACGAGGGCTAGACCAGACAATCAACGCAGCTAAGGATGATTTTGGGAACATCAAATGGACGCCAGATTTAAAGGCCACCGAGGAACTGCGTAAGGCTCTCGTAGCAAAATTAGACGACATCACAACAGACCAATCAGGGCGGTCCGTCTATAAAGAAGCCAGAGCGGCATACGCTGGGCCAGCATCACTTGATGATGCGGCCCGCATGGGTAGAAAGTTTATTCAGGGTGATGAGGAAGTATCGGCGAAAGCTGTTGCCGCCATGTCGGAGGGTGAGAGAGAAGCCTTCAGGGTTGGTTCTAGGCGTCAAATATCTCAGATTATTAATGATGACACGCAAACAGCATTAACAAAATTTGCGCCCAAAAAGGTTACATTTTGGAATAAATTAAGAACAGTTTTCCCCGACGAGAAGTCATTTAATATTTTCGCCGCTGATGTCGAAAAAGAATTAACGAAAGGAAGGGTTGAGAATACTGTGGGGCCGCGAGCAGGGCCCCACTCGACCCCTCTTAAAGAAGATATTGCTCAACTTACAAGAATGCCAGAAACCTCATCGAGAGGACTTGAGGCGGCAGGGCAGTTCATCGCAGCGCCGTGGAATATTGTTAGGCCAGCAGCCATTCTTGCAAGACCAGCTATCGAATGGGTAAAGAAGCCAAGCTCAAAAACAGCGGAAGGGCTGGCGAAGTATTTGTTTGAACTATCCCCGGCGAAACAAAAGACGATGCTCGACGCGCTGCAAGGAGCGTCAACAACGAAGGCGCACAATCTTGATATGGTTAAGGCGCTGATGGGCAGCATAACGGCAGAACAAACGCCCTACGAAACACAAGATCTCAGAGAGCGCATCTCTAACGAGATGGTTAACTTTTGAGCAAATCAATTAGGAAATTAAACAATGGCTAGAAACGGCTCAGGAACGTACACCAACCCATATCCGAATTTTGTGAGCGGGACGGTAATCAGCTCCACTGAGGTGGACACTAACAACAGTCAGATCGCGACAGCGCTGACGCAATCTATCGCGGTAGACGGGCAAGCAGTCGTGACGGCTGATCTCCCGCTCGCTACGCATAAATTTACCGGCATGAAAGTCGGCACCGCTTCGACAGACAGTCTGTCATTAGGCCAAGCGCAGGCC